ATTCATGTTTTCATAGTCACCAGACTTTGAAAAGAAAACTGTTTGCGGTTGATCTGTTGTACCTGCAAAAACTAATCTTTGTTCAAAGAAGGTTACGCAAGTAGGATGACCTGTAGTATCTGAAAATGCACCTAATGCAAAATCTGTAGAAGCAGTTGATGAACCCATGTCTTCTAATATTTCCATAGTAAAATTTAAAGTATCTGCAACTGCTGTTATTTTTCCATAGCCATCAACAAATCTAATTAATCTTCCAACATCAGTAGATTGAAATCCACTACCACCATTTATTCCTGTTGTAGCAGAAGCTACTACTGTAACTCCTGTTCCTACTGTATGTTGAGAAGGATTTAATGTTGTAGTTGTAATATTATCATCTAAGTATGGACCATCAGTAAAATCAACATCAGCTAAAGTCCAGGAAGTGTGACCTGTTCTTGATAGTTTTTCTACTTCATGATTAGGATGCGTGATGTACATAACATCAGCAGATTGTGCGAACTTAATATCAAATAGTTCTGCTGTTAAATATGGAGTTGATATTTCATAAACTCTATTTGCTACACCACCAGAAGTGTAAGCAGTAAAACCTGTACCATTTATATTTGTGCCATCAACATCTGTAATCTCAAATGTATTGGTTGTTTTGTTTGCAACTAAATATCTTTTGTTATTTAGTTCTGTCATACCTACAACACCACTAATAGATATTTCATCACCATTAGAATACCCATGACCTGTTGCAGTTATTACTACTGGATTGGCTTGTGTTGCTCCACTGATTGTAACATCTGATTCTAATATTTGACCATTGTCTTTATAGAATCTAATATACTGATTTCCAAACTCTAACATATAAGTTTGTGTTGTAGAAAACTCAAAAGGTATTAATCTTGTTTTAGCTGAACTATCTTTTACTTCTGCAACAAACTGTGTACCAGATCTTCTGGCAGCACTGCCGTGTGGAAATACAACAAAGTTCTCAAGCGTCTTACATCCTGTAGGATATTTAGTTAGATCATTACGACCATCAAGTCTTGGTGATAATTCACCACCTGTGAAGTTTGTTAATTGAACAGCAACTCTTGCCATGTATTAGAACCTCGAATTTAAAAAAGTATCAGCACCAATAACATCTGCCATTCCCTTATCTGGTGATAAGTTTTGACCTTCTGTTGAATCTACAAACCTAGCTTCTTTTAATTTACTTTGAAATAGATTGTACATATTCGTTGCAGTTGGATTAGAACTTGTTACTGCATAAGCAATGTCTGCAGCTATAGCAGCTGATAAAGTTTCTCTTAGTAATTCATCGTATTCATTTGGATCTTCTATTCTTGAAATGTAAAGTATTTTCATGGTAGAGTTATCGGTTAAAATTTTTCTACCTTCTATTTTATAATCAGCATCGTAATCTAATATTGTAAGAACTCTTAAACAATCTGCAGGTATTGTGTATTGTTTTGTAAATCCCCATGCAGGAGCATCACTGTCTGCAGCAAGTTGTAATCTTTTTTGTAAACAATTCCATGGATGTGATCTAAATACACTATCTCTTATTTGTGTGTATCTTGCGTTGCAAAGTCTTGCGTTCTTAGAATCTTCTGTCAAAGTTAAGATTGTGGTAGCACCAAGTTGATTTAATGCTCCATTACAAATGTCTACTACTGATGCCATATTTTCTCCATATATCTTCTTGAGTTAATTCTAACTCATCTTTTTTCTGCTTAGTTCTACTATTAATATCTTTTTCTTCAATAATTTCAACTAAAGCATATCTATATACTCTAGTATCGTCTTGCCATTGAAAATGCAATAATTGTTTTGGTTCAGCGTATAATCCAAGGTTTCTTGGATCAAAATCATTTTTTGTCATTCTTAATGATATAATTTCTTCTTAATTTTCTATTAGTTTGTAAAGCAAATATTTCTTTTTCTGTTCTTTCTTCCTTTACATCAAATCCATAGTGATATTTAGGACCATGCTGAAATCTATCAACGAGAACATAACGATATACATAGTTCCCTTTTTTAAAATGTAGAATTGTTTTTAAATCTTTTATTTGTTTCATGTGCAAGATGGGGGATTGCTCCCCCACCTAAGAACTATGATTAGTTTACAACGTATGAAATGTTCCAAGACATTGTTCCAGCAGTTCCACCAGCAGCAGACATAGTCGCTGCAATGTAGTAGTAACCACCTGGATCAGATGTGTCTCCAGCTAATTCATACATTTTTTGACCAGCTGTGTCGATGTTTGCAGCTTCGAATCTAACGTCTGTCATAGCAGCACCATCGGCTACTAGAGTTGCAAAGACATCTTCATCTTTAACTGCACCAGCAGTAGTATAGATTCCAACATTGAATGTGCATGATCCACCTAAACTGTCAGAGCCAATGAATAAACTTGACACTGAAGCATTTGATGGGATCGGTGCTAACATAACAATATCGTTATCATCACTATCACCAGCAGCTAGTTCAACTGTACCACTTGCTGTTCTAAGAACACCATGAAGTTCAGCTGCGTTGTTAGCAACTTGAGGAGAAGCCTCAAAGTTTGCTACTAAGTCTGTATTTTTAGTACCCATAACTTTATCCTCCTATTACGATTCAGTTGCTTGGATTTCAACTACTTTTTCTTCTTCCATTCTAGTTGCACCAAAAGAAGCACAGTAGTAAACTTGAGTAGCATAACCTTTGTCAGCTCTCTCATCTATTCTAGCTGTAACATCTTTACCTACACCCAAAGCGATTCCGTCTTGTGCGTAAGCGATGCACTGTCTTTTAGAACCAGTAGCATTCAATCTGTTTGACACTATAAAATTAAATCCTAAGAATTGATTAACATCCCCAGAAGCTAATGCTTTTACAGTGTTGAAGTCACTAGATGTAACCTCAGTTGTACCTAATAAATCAGTAATCTGTTTAGGCGATACAATGATGTGTCTAGTAATTGACGGGTCAACAGACGCTGCATCTAAAAGTTCTTTAGCAGATCTTAGTTTAGCGATTGTTAAACCATCAGTGTCACCTGTTCCTAACTTCTGTCCAGAAGGAAGTGCAGTTGACGTACTACCAGTTTCACCAGTAAATGATGTACCTAATGCAGCACTAATGATTTCATCATCCATAGCTCTACCCATTGCGAATGCAGCAGCTTGAGCATAAGATGAAGTTGGATCGATTAAGAGTCTTACCTTGTCTTGGTCATCGATAAGATCAGCAAATTCATAATCCACTAATGATACTCTACGTCTAGCGTGAGGTGTATCGATTTGTGGAGTGTCTGAATGTCTGCTTGTTCTCTTCTGTGCAGTTACTGCACCTACTTGATCAAAGAACGCATTCTTACCATTAACACTTTCAAGTCTAACTTTGTCTCTTAATAACGATCCCATTTGTTGAGATAGCATTTGAATGTTAGCAGAATACTGCTGTACAAATGCCGTAGTTACTTGTGATGACATATTAGTCTCCTTAATTGTCGGTTTAGTTTAAACAAAACAGAAAAGTTCTCTGTCGAATGACAGGCATTCCTTGCATTTTAAGTCTGTTAGACTAGAGTCTATTCCTTCTTGTCAGTAAGGTTCTTTCGAATTGTCTTACTCTTAATCCATTTATAATAATTTTCGCAAATTGGCAAGGGGTCATTTTTCTGATACTCCGTACCATTTTCTTTTACGATACGGAGTATTTCTAACTTAATTTCTTCGTTAGTTAAATTATCAGTTGCCATTGATCATAGACCTCAATGTAAATACTTGTTGAACAATCTTATCATGATCTGGATGACCTTTGTTCCAATATGGACCAGTTCTATCATTCATGATCTTAGATATTTCTTGTTCAATATCTTTACCTTGATTTACACTTTCAGATTCTGTTGAAACAATTTTATCTTCAGACATCATATCCGCAATCTTTGCAAAACCTTTTATAACATCTGGATGATCTCCAAGTCTTGTACCATCTTTTAATTGCATATCTAAAACTTCTACGCCTAGATTTGCTTTTGCAACTGAACCAGCTTTCTTAACATTCTCTTCAAAAGTTTTACCCCACTCTTGACGTAACTGTTGTTCAGCATTTGCTTGTGCAGTTTCAGTATCAATCTTTGATTGTTGTGCTGTACCTTCCATAGAATTTTTATAGAACTCTAGGATACCTTGAGCTTGTTTATTATTTAAACCTAGCTTATGTGCGTTCTCTGCAAACTGTTTGATTGCACCTTCATCTATTGGCACAACATCTGATTTTGCTTCGAGTTTATATTTGTCGGCAGATTCGGGTCTACCAAGTTTAGCATAAACTTCGTTCCATTGATCATCTGTTGAGTTTTCGTTTGGTACGGCAACTTTATCTTGACCAATCATTCTTGTAGCATTGATGTAAGATTTAGCTAACGCATCAATCTCTGTAAACTTCTCGATGTTTGGATCGTTTCTAAACTCTTCCGAGATTGCTTCTTTCCAAGTCTTAGCAACAGTTGGTTGCTCTGTTGTTGGAGAGATTGGTTGTTGTGTTGTTTCTTTAGGTGCTTCTGTAGTAGGATTCGTTGTCTCTGCTACAGGCACAGTTTCCTGTGTTATCTGTTCTTGTGACATTGTTATTTACCTTTTTCATTATCGTTTTGTAGCATTGATTTAATAAATAGAAGTACGCTACGTTGACCTTCCATGTATGCACTCTCATGACTATCACCTTTTACATTGGTAGTCGAATGATAGTGACATCTTTTTTCTAAGTCAGATAAAACTTCTTTGCCTTCATCTGAATTAAAAATCTGTTTGTATGCTTCTTTTAATTTGTAGAGTTGTTTCTCTAATCGTTTGATTTCATCCATTACTCAATATCAGCATTCGCTACTGCTTTAGCTTCCTCTGGAAGTGCTTTTGCTAATGGTGCTATTTTTCCCCCTGCTTCCGCTACTTGCTGTAGCTGTTGCATCTGTTGCATTTGTTCTTGTTGTTGTTGTGCCTGTTGTCTTTCAGCGTTTAATTGATTTTGTGGTTTTAATATTTTTTGCGGCACACCCACAATATCTGCTAAGTGTCTTACAAGTTTATCCATATTAACATGATCAAACACTGGAGCAACATTTGCTAAAGATCCCATGATCTCTATTGCTCTCATGATTGATTGTAACTCTGTAGACTTCTGTGCTTTGGCAAGAGGAGATACATATTCGATTTCTATATCTTTACCTGCTAAAAATTCTGGTGCTGGTCTAAATAAATTCTTTCTAAGTAGTATTGCAAAAGTTCTATCGATTAAAGGTTTTAATAACTCTGATTGTAATCTACCTAACACTGGACCCAATAATCTCATCTTCTCTTCGTTACGTTGAATAACTTCTGTTGCTGTCATCTGTGGACCTTGTTGCATCATAAGTTGATTTACATAGAAAGCATTTCTGATTGAGTTTCTTCTTTGCTCTTCCATGTTTAAACCTAATGGAGTATTCGCACCAATGTTTAATGGTTCAATTCTATCTCTTGTGCCAGATCTATAAAAATTTAATCCACCTGGTACAGTTCTTACTGGTAAAATAAATCCATCATCTGGAACAAGTAAAGGTGGGTCTACTTGTTTTTGTGCAGACTTTATTGTAGTCTTAGACATTTCATTTAACATCTTAACATCTGGTAAAGCTGTCATTGCAGGTGATCTACCATAGATCTCATGTGATGCTTTTAAATATCTTGGTACTACAAATGGGAACTCTCTAAATCCAGATACAGATAACTCTTCACCTTTCTCTGTTAAGTAAACAGATTCAAATGGCATATTTGATTTATCTTGTTTTCTTGGATCAAAGTCTGATCTTGGATATACTGCATGAATAATATCTACTTCTTCATACGGATCTTTCTTTGCAAGCATTTCAAATTGTGCATTGCTGCCAAACTTTTGTATTGCAGCTCTTGCAGATAATTTAAACTTTCTAAATACTGTATCGATTCTACCTTTATCATTTTCTGCAATGTATATTTCATTGATGTGTCTTGTTGAAAATTTTAAAAGATCTTCTTCATCTTCTTCAATAAACATACAAGCTGTACCAAAAGTAATTAAGTCATGATACAATTCAAATATTTCTTGTTGGAAGTTAGAACGATTGAATGCTGCATACATTGTATCTGTTGCAGACTCTAACCATTCTTTTGCTTCATCTTCATTCTCCATGTCATCTTTAAATCTTAATGAGAACCAAGGAGTAGAAGGATTAGTCAACATACCATGTAGGGATGCAGCTAATAGTTCTACTGCTTGTAAGGGAGAGGAATCAAAAATTAGTTCTGTACGTTTATCACCTCTTGATCTAGTTTTAGTTACATCTGCTTTTCTTGGCATCATGTAATCTGCAACCTCTTGCCAATGGGTTTCCCAGTTTTGTCTTTGACTTGATAAACGATCAAATCTTTTTAGTAATGCTTTTGATAAATCTGTTTGTGCCATACTATCCGCCTAATAAACTTCTTTTACCTAATGTTGGTGATTCTTCTTCAACACCTGTTGGTCCTGTCATGATTGTTGCAGATCTACCTTTACGCTTAGTTCTTCTTGAATCATAACCATCTGCAGCTGTTGCTGTGCTTTGCGAAACTTCTGCAACTGTTGGAGCAGGAGTTGGCGGTGCAACAGGTTTTGGTGATGGTTTAAATACTGATCCCATAATTACTTTCCAAATGTTAAAGTTGATTTAGTTTCTTTTGTGTCTTTAGCTTGTGCTTTAGACTTTTTAATTTCATTTTCGTAAGTTATGTCTGTTTCGTTTTCTTTTTCTAAAACTATTGGTTGTTCTTTTTTCTTAAACATTTTTTTTACGAACTCAAACATTTAACCTCCAAGTAAAGTTTTTCTTTCTACTTCAGCTTCTTCTTCAATGCCTAATGGACCAGTTAGTATTGTAGACTTTCTGCCTTTTCTTTTTCTTTCCATTGCAGCTTGTTCTTGCTGTATTCTCTGTTTTTCTTCTGCTGATAATTCTGCTGAAGGTGGAGGTGGTGCAGGTTGAACTGGCGGCAGCGGTGGCATTTTTGGTTTGAATAATGATCCCATAATTATATAATCCTATAACTATTATCTGCTACAACTTGTGGAGCAGTTTGTCTAGTGTTTAATTCTTGTAAGCCAACAGACAGATACCTCATGCTATCACAAGCGTGAGAACTCCAATCATGGTTAGGCTTTGATCGGAACATTCTGTTTTTGTCAACATACTTCCTATGGTAATGTCTTAACGCATCTATTAACTTTTTGCAATGGTCTACATCAATATAACATCTAGGTAGGGTCATACTGGTGGCGTGGATACCATCTTCTAGCGGAATCTTTGGCACGACTTTGAACCGCACACCTAATTGATAGGCTACCTCACGTCTTGTTTTGCCATTTGAAAAATCTGTAACTTCTATATCATGCGGAGCAAAATGATCCTTGTAGATATATTCTTTGCTATTAATAACTTCTATGTAGTGTGGTAATCCTTGACCCCGTTCCTCGTAATAATCAATAATGTTTATTGCAGATCCTATCTGCTGAAAGAATATGATTGCTGTGTGGTCGGAGACACCTAAATCCCAAGCGGTTGAGACAGGCAAAGAAGGATCGTAGGGTACTCTTCTGATCTGCTGCTTATCTTCCATTTTTGCTAGAACATCACCATAGATTGCACCTTCGATGTTAGCTATCCAATCGCATTCAAACTCTTGCAGGTATTTCTTTTCACCCATAACTTCTTTAGCTTTGTCTAATTCCTCTTGGTCAACTATCTTTGTTTGTGATGCTTTGGCTTTGTAATGAAACCAATCTTCTGCACCTTGTGCGTGCTGGTATAAATCGTAAAAGTTATTATTCATTCCAGCAGGTGTACCAATAAATACACAGTACCCCTTTCTGTCGGATAGTGCTGGTCGAATAATTTCTGGAAATAGTTTTTCGGATACGTTTGCGTATTCATCTATCACACACCCATCTAGGTATATACCCCTTAAGCCGTCTGAGTTCTCAGAGCCTAGCAAGGTGATACGAGAGCCATTAGGTAGATCTACTCTTAGCTCTGTTTCATTGAACTTAGTGTTGGGGATTTTTGCTGTAAACTGTTTTACATAATCCCACGCTATTGCTTTAGCCTGTTTAAAGGTTGGTGCAATGTAGGCAAATCTTGGGTTCTTAGCTTTGGTCAGTAATGCAGACCTAATTAAATGGTTGATCATGCACACTGTCTTGCCGAACCTTCTATGACAAACTAATACAGACCATCTGTATCTTGATATTTCTTTGTGTAAATAGTTTTGATGTCGTCTAGGTGTGTAAGGTATTTTGATCTGCATACATTAGTGAACAGCTTTGCTTTGCATAT